ATCCGGGTGTGTATGAAGTGCCATGCACCGCACACCCCGACGCGCCGCATGGATTCAACCGGGGGACAGTAGCCACACTTAATCGCTATGTGTGCGACTGCGAAGGTTGGGTGCCAGATAACGCCGTTGTGCATGGTGACTGAAAGCCATCCACTTCGACAAACCTGTTATCCGCCACAGGACAAACGGCGGCGATGAAACTTTATAGGACAAACCATGAGCAAAGACGAAACTGCAATTGAGCAAGAGATTCAGGACAAGGGCCTGACCGCGCCACGCATTACCCCGGCTGACATTGACGCAGCAATCAAGGCCGAGGACTACTACGTATTCCCCGGATCCCAGCTTACCGTGTGCTGCATGACGCTGCAAAACGGGTTCACTGTAACGGGCGAAAGCGCGTGCGCCAGCCCTGCGAACTTCAATGCAGGGCTGGGCCAGAAGATTGCACGCGACAACGCACGCAACAAAATTTGGCCGCTTGCCGGGTATCTGCTGCGCGAACGCCTGTATCAATCGGTGCAACCGGCGCAGGTACCGGCCTAAAAGCCACGCTGTCACCAAGTTGCAACTCGGTGACGGCTAACGCTGGAGTTGAACGATGAACGAAGTGAATACGGTCGAACGACCTGTTGGGCAGCAGCCAGAACCGGAGCATACATGCGAGCAGGGCTGCAATGGCTGCGATGAGTGCAACGACCACGAGGATGACGACACCAAATGCCCGCGCCATCAGCACAGCCATCAATACCAAGAGGGCCTCATCATAAAGTTCCCTGCAAAGCTCTGGCTCCTAACAAACTCTAACGAATCCCTCTTCACCCTCTCGCCAGATGATCTGGCAATCTTCACTTTACTAACGAAAGAGTTCTATGCAACCGACACTCAGCCAGGAACAGCAGGAAGCACTTCTGCAAATTAGCAACTTTTTAACAAACAGCGGGCAGCCCTTCTTCGTGCTAAGAGGGAGCGCCGGGACGGGAAAGACATTCTGCATCCGTAAGCTCGTGGAAACCTACAAGGGCCGCATCGTCTTCACAGCCCCGACCAACAAGGCGATAAAAGTCCTCCGTGAGTCGGCAACGCTGCCGGACTACAAGCCAGAATGCCGGACCATCTACTCCCTACTCGGCCTGCGTATGGAAGCCAACGGGGAAGTCAAGGAACTCCGTGTATGCGACGACGCTGATGAAGAACTCAACCTGTCCAGCTACAAAGCCGTCATCGTAGACGAGGGGAGTATGATAAATGCCGCAGTGATGGAGCACATCAACAAGGCTGCAATGCAATTCAACCTCAAGTTCATATTCCTCGGCGACCCAGCGCAGCTACCTCCGGTCGGAGAGCTGACTAGCCCAATCTGGCAGCTCCCAGAGGGCGCGACACTGACCAAGGTCATGCGGCATGATAATGCGATCCTCCGGCTAGCCACGCTAATGCGCGAGCAGGTAGACCGCTTCGCACCCAGCATCAAGCTCCTCGCGGACAACGACGGGACGGAAGGGGTTTGGAAGTACGGCAATGCCTTTGTGCGCCAGATTGCCGAGTCGGCGCTAGCCGGAGAGTTCCAGCAACCAGCCGGTAGCAAGGTAATTGCCTGGCGGAACGTCGAGGTGGATAAGTACAATAAGCTAATCCGCCATGTGATCTTCCCTGGTGTTACTGATCCTTGGGTCACCGGTGACCGCGTGCTGTTTACAAGTCCTGCAAAAGACCTTGACGACAAGCCGATGGCCAGCACCGACGACGAAGGGGAGATACAACGCTGCGAAACCGACTGGCATCCGGTGTATGGGCAGTTCAAGGTCTGGCGAATCAGCATTACACTGGACGACAACCGGACTGTCGTCGCACGCGTACTGCACCCCGACTCGCAAGCGGCGTACGCGGAGGAGTGTGAAAACCTCGCCAACATCGCTCGCAGCAACTCCCGCAAGTGGCAGGATTTTTGGAAGTTCAAGGAAGCCTTCCATCAAATCCGGTATGCTTACGCCATCACCGCACACCGCGCACAGGGCAGTACCTACGATACCGTGTTTGTGGACTGGCAAGATATTCTGCTGAATAGGAATAGGCAGGAGGCATTCCGCTGCCTATACGTGGCGTGTACGCGGCCTAAGAGAGTGCTGGCGCTGTCATAACTGCATTGACATCCACGGATTACCGCGCCATAATACCCCAACAATAACCCGAAACGGAACCCTACTATGCAACCTGCCGCACCATTCCGCCGCGCCCTGCTTCCAGCACTGATCAGTTTCATCTGCCAGTTCTGGGGCGATCCGCAAGTGATCGAACAACCCATCCCTTTTAAGGACATTTCATAATGACTAACAACCCGCAGCTCGGCCTGCAGATGAAAGTCGAGATCTGGCGTGCCAAGGCCCGCGCCGGTACGATGACGATGGAAGATATGAAGGAGGCGGTGAAGGCACTCCGCGCAGGAAGGAGCTTGATCTCGCAAGCGACCGGGGGGAGTAAGACGAATGCGAAGGCAAAGGCGGCGAAGCCAAATGGTGATGATCTGCTCTCCGAGTTGGAAGGCCTCTAGGACCTAGCCACTCAGCCCCTTCCCGCGAGGGGGTTGCAGGCTACGTTCCTGTAGCGCTAATAACAGGAGTTTTTCATGGAATTACAATCACTGCGAATCAGTCGCCGGGCTAGTTATGAGGCCGAGAAAGGTTTCACAGGAGAGCTGCAAACTACTTCACCCTCCAGTGAGGTAAAGATCCGCTTGTCTGATGCACAGTGCAGGGAGATTCTCTGCATTGCCGGAGTTGGTATCAAAGAGGCTGCAGCAGAAGTTGCGACTTTCCTCACCTCCGAAGCCGCTCTCGTCGCCGAAGGCCGTCTGCTCGAGGTGAACAATGACTAAGCCAATGTTCCCCCACACCTTCGACAGTACTATGCTTGGGGCATTTCGCAGTTGCCCACAGAAGATGTTCCGCACATATGTGGAGCACTGGAAGCCAAAGTCCGAATCCGTCCACCTCGTTGCGGGCGGGGCATTCGCCAAGGGTATTGAAGTCGCAAGAAAGGCGTACTATGAAGAAAAGCTTTCCCAAGAAGAAGCAGTCGCCACCGGCCTGCACGCTCTTCTCGTTGCTTATGGTGATTTTGAAACACCTGCCGATTCGGCAAAGTCAGCTAACCGCATGGCAGGAGCTCTCGAATTTTACTTCGAGAACTACCCGCTCGACGGGGCATCTGCCTTACCAATAGCATTTCCCAATGGAAAACTAGCCATCGAGTTCTCATTTGCAGAACCTCTCGATATTGCGCACCCCGTTACAGGGGATCCGATTCTGTATACCGGACGAGCCGACATGATTGCGGAGTTCTGCGGGGGGCAGTATGCCGTTGATGAGAAAACAACCTCGTCGTTGGGTGCAAGCTGGGGCAAGCAATGGGAAATGCGTAGCCAGTTCACTGGCTACCAGTGGGCAGCCAACCGTGCCGGGATGAATGTGCAGGGAACTCTCGTCCGTGGGGTCAGTATCCTCAAGACCAAGTATGACCACCTCCAGCACGTCACTTACCGCAGCCCATACGAGGTCGACCGTTGGCTCGACCAGACTCACCGCGACATCAAGCGCGCAATAGCGATGTGGGAAGCCGGGTATTGGGACTTCTCCCTCGATCATGCTTGTGCGGAGTACGGTGGATGTTCGATGGTAAACATTTGTAAGTCAAATAACCCAGAAGCCTGGTTGCCGCTTTACTTTCAACAACGAGTATGGGACCCTTTAGCGCGACAGGAACTAACTGTTGCGCAGTGGGAAGCTAGCTGGGGTCATCAATCGTAGAGGCTACCAGCTGACATGAGTGCGCACTACTTCCTAGGCAGTAAACTGCTTGGCAGTTCCACTTCGGAATTTCCTAGTGGTCAGTCCTGCGCCCTGTTCTGCACGACCTGCGGTGATATTTGGGGCAGGATTGTTGTAAGTACCGCCTGGCGCGTTCGCTCCGTTCCTTGCATCAAGCACAAACGAACAGGAGTAGCAGATTGGAGCAGTGAGTCAGGATCATTTTTGGTACCATCTTTCGACAGGGAGCATACCAGCATTATGTTTGCTGCCGAAACTATTGAAGAACTCCCACCGGAGGTTCTTCAGTATGAGTTTCAACTCCGGCTTAGACAATTTAATAAGGAAGAAGTAAATGGTGATTAAATCAACAAAAGGTCGTCCACCGGAAAACACAGCGGCGGAAATTCATGCACAGGAAGTGCAACGTGTCGGAGATGCCTTCTCCATCCTCGCGAGGGGTCTGCAGGCATCCATCGAGAAGCATTCTCAGCTAATTTCCAACTGGAACAGCTGCCAGGGTTTCTGGGATTGCAACAACACCGGGGAGAAGATTGCGCTGATGCACAGCGAGCTATCTGAAGCCCTGGAAGCAGATCGCAAGGATCTAACCTCTGATCACATACCAGATTTTTCTGGTATGGAGGAGGAACTGGCTGACTGTATGATCCGCATTATGGATTTTGCAGGCCACCATGAACTTCGCTTGTCCGAAGCTATCACAGCCAAGCTCCAGTTCAACCTCTCCCGGCCCTACAAGCACGGGAAGGCATACTAGCCATGCTGGCGCATATTACCTTCTGGGTCATAGTGGTGCGCCTGCTCCTCTGGATTCTGGAAATATTTTTTAACCTCGATTAACAAGGAGTAATCAAATGACTTCTACGCCTACAATTGCCCAAAGCTTAGCCGCAGCTGCTCAACAGCCGGTGGCTCCTCTCGCCAAGTCCTCCATGCCTGGCTTCAACGTCATGCTGATGGGCCCAGCCGGTTCCGGCAAAACCCACGCACTGGGCACCCTCGTCGACTCCGGCATTGAGGTATTCTACCTCGCGCTGGAGCCAGGCCTGGAGTCCCTGCTAGGCTATTGGACCGACAGGGGCTTGCCCATCCCAGCGAACCTCCACTGGCACACCCTCAAGGCATCCGACACGTCGTTTCTCGACATGCTGGAAACAGCCACGAAGATCAACCAGTTCTCCCTGGAAATGCTGGCCAAGATGGTCGACCCGAACAAGGGCCGTCACAACCAGTACATGGAGCTATTCAAAGTCTTAAACAACTTCGAGGATCAACGCGATGGAAAGTATTATGGAGCAGTTAATACGTGGGATACTGGACGAGCCCTTGCACTGGACTCCCTCACCGGACTCAACAACGCAGTCCTTAACCTGGTCATCGGTGGAAAACCTGTGCGCAGCCAGTCAGATTGGGGCATTGCCCAGCAACAGCTTGAGGGACTGCTCCGAAAGCTGTGTGATGGATGCGCATGCCATTTCGTGCTGCTATCCCACGTTGAACGCGAGTCAGACCTCATACTCGGTGGGGTCAAGCTCATGGCGAGTACGCTGGGGAAAGCTCTCGCTCCGAAAATCCCCGCAATGTTCTCCGACGCTATACTCACAGTCCGGCAGGGCGACAAGTGGACCTGGGATACAGCTAACGTTATGGCAGATTTGAAGACACGGAACCTCCCAATCAAGTCTGACAACCCGCCAAGCTTCGCCGGCATCGTGACGAAGTGGAAAGCCCGTGCGGCTGCGGCAACAATCACTTGGAACCTTTAGGTTGACAGCTGGCCGGAGAGCATTAACAATAGCATTCCGGGGTGTATAGTGAGTGGCCACTGCTTGCACCGCACCTCTAGTCTCAGTGGCGCGGCACTTAACCTTAATTTACTTTTCTTTTTGGAGTATTCTCATGAGCGGTATGTTTTCTGCTGAGCAGTTCCTAGACATGCAAGTCGATGGAGCGATGGACACGAAGGTTGTCCCGGTCCCAGTGGGCGAGTTCCTGGCCGTTTGCACCGACGTTAAGGCCCGCACCTGGGCCAGCAAGAAGGATTCCAGCAAGTCCGGCATCACCCTCGATCTGACCTGGGAAATTGAAGATCAAAACGTCAAGGCCATGCTGGAACGCGAAAAGGTCACAGCCCGCCAAGGCATTATGCTGGACTTGACCGAAACCGGTGGTCTGGACATGGGCAAGGGTAAGAATGTTAGTTTGGGCCGTGTTCGCGAAGCGGTGGGCTTGAATTCCAACGGCCAGCCTTTCTCCGCTACCATGATCGTCGGCCGCGCCGCGACGATCAAAGTCACACACCGCGTCGACGGTGAGAACATCTATGCTGAAGTCGGCGGCGTAACCCGCGCCCGGTAACAGGCGGCAGAGCGTAGGGGGTTATGAGCCCCCTTCCCTTTGACCGCTTGCCAGCAATAGTCTTTCGAAAGCCCTCTTTCTCCCTGGGGGGTCATTTGGGCTGGCAAGTCTTTTTATTCATCCGTCCTCTTTGCTCGAGGTATTTACTCGTGCCGATCAGTCAAACAGAGTATCTCCCACGGTTAGTAGACGCATTTTCATGCATACCCGCACCGTTGGTATTTTCCCCCGATTTTAGACCCATTGTCGGTATCATTCCATGCGTCGTCGGGACGTTCTCGCACAAAAAAAAATCCTCCACCAACCCGCCATAGGAAAACACCCATGAGTTTCGTTAAGCTACCCGCTATTCTGATCAAACCCGAGCGCCAGCGGCAAGAATTCGATCCGCAAGCACTGCAGGATTTAGTATCCAGCATTGAGGCGACGGGTCTAATGCATCCACCAGTTATGCGTTATGAGGGGGACAGACTGGTATTAGTTGCGGGCGAACGCCGGATGAAGGCTGTTGCACAGATCTGGGAACTCGGGGGGACTTTCAAGTTCAATGGGGAGGAAGTCCCGGAAGGTTGCATTCCTTACTCAAACCTCGGTGACCTGTCCCCGCTGGAAGCGGAGGAAGCAGAACTGGATGAGAACCTCAAGCGGAAGGACCTCACTTGGCAGGAGCATGCGGCAGCAGTGTCGAGGCTGCACAAGCTGCGGCAAGGCCAGAAGATCGAAGCCTGTAAAAGCATTGATGCTGGCAATCTAGTAAAGCAGGCCTGCGGTGAGGATATTGTTCCTTTCCCAAAGCCTCACACCTATGCTGATACAGCCATGGAAATTCTTGGCAGGTCAGAAGGCTCTGCCCAGGATACTGTCCGCAAGGAAATCCTTGTCAGTAAGTACCTCTCCAACCCGGTGATAGCCAAGGCGAAGTCCGCAGACGAAGCATTCAAAATCCTCAAGAAGCAAGAAGAGGCTGCTAAGAACGTCGAACTCGCCCGTACCGTAGGGGCCTCCTTCAAGGCAGACCTGCATACGCTGTTAAATATGGATTGTCTGAAATTCATGGAGGATTACAACAGAGAAATGTGCCTCGGGCGCGCAGAAGGCTTCGACGTTATCCTAACTGACCCTCCCTATGGCATGGGGGCTGACCAGTTTGGTGATGCCGGAGGCAAGCTGTCAGGTATCGAGCATCATTATGATGACAGCTATGAAAACTGGGTTAAGCTGATGTCTGACTGGACTCGCCTATCTTACCTCGTAGCGAAGCCACAAGCCCACGCCTATGTTTTCTGCGATATCGATATGTTCCACGAACTCAAGGAACTCATGCAGGGCGCTGGTTGGTACGTCTTCCGCACACCTCTCATTAACCACAAAATGAACAGCGGACGCGTCCCGCTTCCAGACCAAGGACCACGGAGACAGTATGAAATCATCCTTTATGCGATCAAAGGAAAGAAGCAGACAACTCATATCTATCCTGATGTTATCTCTACCTCAGCGGATGAGAACTTCTCACACGGCGCCCAAAAACCTGTTGCGCTCTACCAGAATCTCCTTCAACGAAGTGTTCGCCCCGGTGACAGAGTTCTTGACACCTTCGCGGGCTCGGGGCCTATATTCGAGGCCGCTAATGGATTTAAGTGTGCAGCAACTGGTATCGAGCTCAATCCAGAATACTATGGTCAGTGCCTGGCACGCATCGCCCGCTGCAAAGCCCTCGAAGAACCCGACCTTTTCTAAGGACTAGCCGTGCAAATACGCCCAACCGGCCCGGCACCTGCCCGGATCATGATAGTCGGAGAAGCGCCTGGGGATCAGGAAGTCCGCGAGAGGGCCCCCTTCGTCGGGTACTCCGGTCAGGAGCTGTCCCGCATGCTGCAGGAAGCAGGGATCATGCGCAGCAACTGCTTCATTACCAACATCATCCGCATCAAACCCCCTGGCGGGGACATAACCTCCTTCATCGCAGACAAGATCAAGGATCGTACCCCGAATCACATGCTGATCAGGGACCGGTACTGCCTACCTCCGGTGTGGGAGGGGATTTCCTTACTCGAGCGGGAAATCGAAATGGTCAAGCCAAACGTCATAATCGCCCTTGGCAATGCCGCGATGTGGGCGCTGACTGGTAAGTGGGGGATAACCTCCTGGCGGGGCAGCTTGCTGGAGTGTGACCTGACGCTGCCGGGGATGGACCGCCCGATCAAGGTAATTCCCGCCTACTCCCCGACCATGATTATGCGACAGTGGAACTGGCGGCAGATACTCGTCCATGATCTGCGCAGGTGCAAAACGCAGTCGGAGTACCCGGAGATTATCCGCCCGGATTACCGTTTCATAATCCGCCCGAGTTATGAGGAAGCAGTTGCGACGCTGCGGATGCTACTCCAGGTAGTCGAAGCCCGGCCACTGCCACTTGCCTGCGATATTGAAACCCGCTACGGGCATACTGCCTGCATTGGTGTTGGCTGGTCGAACACCGAGGCCCTGTGCATCCCGCTGCTTTGCGCGGAGCGGGCAACTGGCTACTGGCAAGAGGACGAGGAGGCCTTCCTCATGTTCATCCTCTACAAGCTCCTAACCCATAAGAACTGCATTGTCCTAGGGCAGAACTTCAGTTATGACGCTCAGTACTTCTTCCGCCACCTTCACTTCATCCCCAACCTCGTTCGGGATACCATGCTTGCCCAGCACGTATGTTTTGCTAATATGCAAAAGGGGCTCGACTTCCTCAGCAGCATGTACTGTGAGCACCATACATACTGGAAGGACGACGGGAAGACCTGGGACGAAAAGACCGGGGAGGATCAGCTTTGGTCATACAATTGCCAGGACTGTGTTATCACCTTCGAAGTCGACTCCGTTGAACAAAAGAACGTTGACGCACTAAAGGTGCGCGAGGTCCACGATTTCCAGCAGGCCCTTTTCTGGCCGGTTCTCCGAACCATGAACAAGGGTATTTGCGTTGACACTTCCCGGCGCAATCGCTTCGCTCTCGAGCTAATGGACGAGATTGCTTTCCGCGAGCAGTGGCTCCTCGATGTACTTGGCGAGCCTGTTAATATCAAATCCTCTAAGCAGATGCAGGAGTTATTCTATGGAGCCTTCGCCCAAAAGCCAATCATTTCCAGAAAAACCGGATCGGTCACAACTGATGATGAAGCGCTTGGTCGAATCGCTGATCGCGAGCCGATCCTACGACCCATTGTTAAGAAGATTCAGGAGCTGCGGTCTCTTGGTGTCTTCCTCTCCACCTTCGTCAAAGCTCCTCTTGACATTGATGGAAGACTGCGCTGCAGCTTTAACATCGCAGGGACTGAAACCTACCGTTTTTCTAGTTCCCAAAACGCTTTCGGGTCTGGGCTTAACCTCCAAAACATCCCTAAAGGTGGTGGGGGGGTCGATGAACTCCAGCTACCAAACGTTCGTTCTCTCTTCATACCCGACCCGGGGAAAACCTTTTTCGACATCGACCTTGCTTCTGCTGACCTACGAATCGTCGTTTGGGAGTCCGATGAAGGGGAAATGAAGCAGATGCTCCGAGAAGGCCTGGACCCATATACTGAAATTGCAAAGGAATTCTACCATGACCCTTCGATCACGAAAAAAGATGCTCGCCGTCAGACGTTTAAATCGTTTGCGCATGGTACAAATTACCTGGGAACTGCTAAAGGACTTGCCGAGAGGCTCGGCCTTTCTGTCTCCGAAGCAGAAAAGACCCAGAAATGGTATTTTCAGCGTTTTCCTAAAATCAAGAAGTGGCAGGACGATCTTAAAGATCAGGTTACAAAACGCCGGATGGTACAGAATATCTTCGGATACCGCTGTTACTTCTTTGACCGCATCGAGGGTACTATCTTCAATCAAGCGGCCGCGTGGATTCCGCAGTCTACGGTAGCGTGCCTTATAAACCGCGCATACGTTGCAATCGACCGGGACCTCCCGCAAGTCGACATCCTGCTCCAAGTCCACGACTCGCTCGCGGGGCAGTTTGACACTACACTAGGCGACTGGATGACAAATCAGATAGTAGCAAAGGCGGAAATCCCGCTTCCTTATGACGATCCACTTATCATTCCTGTGGGAGTCAAGACATCAACGGAGAGTTGGGGAGGCTGCGAGTAATGTATGGCACGAAAATACAGCGATTGGTTGGAAGGGTTCCTCGAGTACGCGCAGTTTGGGGAAGCCCCGCGGCATATGTACTTCTGGGCAGGGGTAAGTGCAGTAGCTGGCGCCCTCCGCCGGAAAGTATGGATCGATCAGGCATACTTCAAATGGTATCCCAACTTCTACATCTGCTTAGTTGCTCCACCGGGGATAGTCTCAAAATCCACAACGGCAGGCGTAGCTATGGGGTTACTGCGACAAGTACCTGGGATAAAATTCGGGCCAGATGTAGTAACGTGGCCCGCTCTAGTCAGCGCATTCGCAGAATCAACGGAAGGTTTCGAGCACGATGGGATGATCTACCCCATGTCAGCAATGACTTTGGAGTCATCCGAGTTTGGAAATCTTTTAAACCCGCAAGACAAGGAAATGGTGGATTTGCTGGTAAGCCTCTGGGATGGGAAGCAAGGAGTCTTTGAAAAAACTACGAAGCATTCTGGAAAGGACTCCGTTGAGAATCCTTGGATCAACCTCATCGCCTGCACAACCCCTGCGTGGATTGCTGGCAATTTTCCTGAGTACATGGTTGGAGGAGGTTTCACCTCCCGGACCATCTTCGTCTATGCTGATACGAAGGAACGTTATGTGGCCTATCCCGGCCTTCGCGTACCCGCTAATTTGGAGGCGCAAGCTCAATCCCTGGTCGAGGACTTGGGCCATATTAGTCAGCTCCATGGCGAGTACAAACTCACTAAAGCTGCTGTTGAGTTTGGTGAGGCGTGGTATCATAACCACTATTCAGTCCGGGCAGCTAATCTTGACCCTGACCGCTTTGGCGGCTATATCGCACGAAAGCAGACTCACATTCATAAGCTCTCCATGGTCCTCTCCGCCGCACAAGGAGATTCCATGCTAATCACTCCAGAGCACCTCGCGAGCGCGCACCAGATGGTAACTGACTTGGAGCCAGACATGCAGTTTGTCTTCTCCAAGATTGGTCGCAGTGATGCTAGCATCCACGCGGAACGGTTGATTAACTTCGTGCAAGCCAAAGGCGAGGTCGGGTTCCAGGAAGCCTTCCGCCACGTTCACAACAACTTTCCAAGCATGCGGGACTTCGAGGATGTCCTAGCGGGCATCACCCGTGCGGGTTTCCTGATCCTTGGAAGTAGAAACGGGCTGCCGACCCTAAAGCCTGGCATCCCGCTGCCTACCGCCACGAACGGGGTCGTCCGTGTGTAACGCTAGAACTGAATCCCGGCCGGGTTGTTCGGGTCAACCGGGGGTTGCTGTGGAGGCATCTGCGGCTGTTGCTGCATCCGTTGCTGCAGCAGTGCCTGGATCAATGCCTGCTGATTCGCATTCCCTGTCGCTCCAACAGTTCCAGGAGCGCCTCCAGGCAGTGCCTCCGGCAGTATATCAGGCCGAGCATTTGGGTTCATCACTGCCCCATGCCCGACATGCATCAGCTGCTCCCGGATCATATTTGCAGGCACATCGCGTAATTCTCCAAGCCGCTGCTTTATCGAATCCCAGTAAGTGGGCTTTTCAAACTCAAAATTGGTTGCCATATAACTCCTTTTGTTGCTGTGGAAATACCTTTTGTGGCGGGCGTTGCTGCATCAGTGCGCTGACAATTGCTTGCTGGTTCGGGTTGCTGGGCTGCGCGCCCATTGGCTGCACCCGCGACCCGTTTTTGATTGCAGATTGCGTCAGCGCGTTAGCTACCGACCCCACGAACGGGGAATTGGTCATGCTGCCGACTTGGCTGCCTACGGTACTCCCCGCGTAACTACCGAAGCCCGACAATGCCGCATCTTTCCAGTTCCCCCCACTTAGCAGCGTCTTCCCTGCGTTCATCAGCGGTTTCGCCCATGGGGATGTCATTACGGAGGAAAATACACTGGGGGTTACGGAAGCCGCTCCGCCGCCTAATACTGTCCCAGACCCAATCCCAGCCGAACCGCCGATACCGGTCCCGCCAGCTGTCGCTCCGGCACTCACAGCGGGGCTCAGTGCTGACCCAATACCAGCCGTCAATGCCGCCATTAGTGCTGGGTTATGGGCAATACCAGTTGCAAGATTCCCTATCCCCCGACCAATGCCGCCTAAAAACCCTCCACCATTATCTGGCCCCGGCACCCACGCCGGGTTCAGAAATGCCTGCTGCTGCGACTGCGTCCATTCCCCAGTCCCACTACCATCAATCTCCGGCTTCAACTGGTGCGCCGTATCCCACGCCTGCTGTGGGGTCAGTCCTTCCAGCCGGTAATTCACCCCACCACTGGGGGCTTTGAACTTCCCCTGCGCATCCAGCATGCTGGGGTTTATGCTTTGACTGTACTGACCAAAACTGAAAGCCATAATATGACTCCTTTTAAATTATTCCGCACTGCAGTGGCAGTGTTGATCCTCTACCTTGGCTGGGTGGGCATTATAGTAGCCATCACCCCAGTCGTTGTCTATTTGCGTCTCCGTCAGGAAGGGGCTAACATTTGGCAAGCCTGCTTCCTCTCCACGGTTTCCTGCTTTGCTGTTAGCCTAGCGCTGGCATTTCTACTTAGCAGCCAGTAGGGCATTCTTCCCAGCGCTGCTGTACGTGGTGCCAGTATAGAATGCCACGCATCCTGCCCAGACAGCAGACAGCTGCCCAACCATCACCATGACAATCTCATTCCCCTTTAACTCGGGATGATAGAACAACTGAGACAGGATGAAGAAAAAACCCAGGGTTACCAGCACCGTCAGAATCGCAGGCATCTTGCTGTGTGTTGCGATTTGCATCTGCCGAGCGGAATCTTGATTCTTGAACTCCAATTCCGCATACTTGAAGCCGCGTTCTTTTTCATCATTCTGGAATTGCAGTTCTAGCTTCCGAATCTCCGCAAGGTGCTCGGCAGTCAGCTGCCCATCCTTGAACATGTTTGCAATGTTTGCTTGCGTGGCATCGGGAATACCGAGCACACCGCCGAGTGCGGCTACCGCAGCTCCTGCCAACGGACCTCCCAACGCTGTGGCGACAGTCGGGGCCAGGGATTTAAGTGTTTCCAGCCAGTTCATTTTGTGACTCCCTCGCGATACTGCTCAAGGGTGAAACCATTCAAGTCTTGAAAATGCGGTTTATCCGGGAAGGTTTTAAAGTCCCCGCCCCATTCCAGGCCCAGCGCACGCCCGATAGCTGCGCAGCGATTCCACAAGACATCATCATCCCAGATGGCCTTCCCGTTTACAACTGGGACAAAGTCAAACGCCACGCGGAAGTTGTGTGGGCTGTGCCCAGCATCGGCATTCGTCGCACGTGGGCCGGGCTTTGTTCGCCCTTGCGCGTACAGTGCAGCTTGCGACTCGCCGTCGCGGTAGGTACTGGTAAAGATGATGTCCATTCCAGCTTCCTTGCAGGCAGCTTCGAAGGCCTGTGCCTTGGCAGCAGTACGAGGGAGGAGGTCGGACAGGTTACGAGAATTAATCATTTACGCCTCTCAATCAGCCGGTCTAGCTTGGAATCCAGATTCCTGAACTGGTCGCGCATCACTTGCATAGCCTCTTTGAAGGAGTCGTTCTGCGCTGCTGCACGCTGGTGCAAGTTAATGGTGTCTGCCTTCAATACCTCAACATCCTTTTTGATATCAGCAATTGCCAAGATCACCATACCCCCCTGGACGATCATGGCAAATATCAGCGACAACGGTACCTTCTTATCAAGGTGCCACTGGTCATCTCTGGATTTATCTGTCATTCGCTATCCCTTGTTTTTACGGTTGTGAAAAGTATTCGAGTCCGCCCACCGTGCCATCAGCGTATTGCATATTCACCTAGGAAAAGTAGAGTTTGCGAAGGGCCAGGTTTTCAGCCGCTGATACCGGTGTTGTCAAGATGGCTGTCATCTGTGCGCCGGTCAGCAGCGGGGTCGCCAGCGTGCCCATGCCCGGAACCGTTGCACCGGTAAGGTAGCTCAGCACTGCGGCTACACGCGGGTCTTTCAAGTCGATCCA